GGATATTCTTATAGATCGTTTCGAAGAACTCAAAACCAGGGCTACCCCAGGGGCTATAAGTATGGCTCAGAAGCAGCTTCCAGCAGTAGAAGTGCTTCCTGGGCAGAATAAGCATAATCTCTTGATCTGCCGGTTGCGAGCTGATAGATGCTATAAGATAGCCAGCAACCCCCTTATAGCAGAGAATTTTAACGTAGTTACGATAGATCATACTTCTTTGGATACATATCAGAAGCATCACGCCTCATTCAAAAATTTCTATAAATGGAAATTATTATCTGAATCAGATGATGCCTTATACGATCAGGCGGAACAGGTACTTAAAGAAAATAATATATCAATAGCTATTATCGCTCAGAAGCTTTTCAGATATTCAACTATCATGGAGGAAGCCTGTAAAAATAATGGGGTTAAGGTGATATGGGCCGAAGCCTTTTTTGATGACAAGCTTGTATATGATCATACGGGCCTACAATACGATTGCCCGAACGATATATATAAATATGTCAATAAAGTCCACATGGGTTCAAATAGCATTGACCTTCCAAAATCTACAAGGGAGAATCAACCAGAAACATTAACGAAGGTTGAAGTATTTAAAAAATATAGTCTGGATGATGCAAAGAAATACATTGTTATCCTGGGCCAACTCTTGTGGGATATGAGCATATTAAAATCTGTAAATAAACATATCAAATCGTATGACGATTATATAGATCTCATAGCGACCAATAACCCAGATACAATTTTCCTTTTTAAGCATCATCCATATTATACTTATAATCGTTCAATGGTGGAGACATCAAAATACGCAAAGGAATATGCCAATATCATAGAGATTAACGAAAGCCTCGAAACCTTATTTGGTGCGTTCGATTGTTTTACAGCATTTTCCTCTACGACGGTTTTGGAAGGCGTTATTAAAAATAAGAAGTTTGCCACTATTGGGTATCACTATTGTAACAACGATAAACTTGTAATCCAGCTCAGGACAAACGATAAAGTCAAGGATCTATATACCAGGATAAAAGATTTTAGGATAAATGAAGAGGTGAGGGAAAAGTACCTTAATTTTATATGTAATTATTACGCGGTGGCTTACGATTCAGATAAGCTATATCACAAAATAGTCAAGGACCCGGAAGATTATTATTCAACCAAGTATTAAAAAAGGAACTTATGCCTAACTATATACCAGGATGGGTTTGGGTAACAAAAGAGATAGAGCCATATTTGAAAGGCCGCGGAGTAGATATAGGATGCAATATGTGGCCATATCCGGGGGCTATTCCCCTGGATCCCGCGGAGATAGTAATAACCAGGCTGAAGAAAGAGCCTTACAAGATGGAACATGCCATTTTAGCGTCAGGGGACAAACTCGATATGTTTAAAGACATGGAGTTAGACTATGTATTTTCATCTCATTCGCTCGAACATATCATAGATTATAAAAAGGCTCTTGAGGAATGGGATCGGGTATTAAAAATAGGCGGCTATCTTGTTATTTATATGCCTCATCCGAGTCACCAGGGCTGGAATGCAGATAATTATAAGCAGCATCATCATAATTTAACATTTGATATGGTATATAACGAGGTGAAAAATAATATAGATTTAGTCTACGGCACCAATCAAAAAGATTCTCATTCTGGATTTTTATTTATAGGAAGGCGGAAATGATTAAGGAAGGCGCTTTTATATGGTATCCAAAAGAAAACCGAGGTTATTATCCTGTCCAAGGAATAGCCAAATATAATGACGCGTATTTTGATAAGTATTTTTCGTATGAAAGTACAGAGATCGGCATTGCGCTTAATAATTTTAGGACATCCCTTGTTAATACTTATGTGGGACCGGATGAACAGATACTTGATATTGGCGTTGGCTGCGGAAGCTTTATTAAACAGCGCAGGAATTGCCTGGGGTATGACATTAATAAAAAATCCGTAGACTGGTTAATTGATAGGGATATTTTTTTTGATCCTTATTTTGCAACATCATTTAACGGGTTGGATCCAAAGACTATAAAAGGAATTACTTTTTTCGATAGTTTAGAGCATATAGAAAAAATGGAGATTATGTTAGAGCGGATTAACTATCAATGGGTATTTATTTCAATACCTATTTTTAAGGATCTGCCGCATATCTTAAGTTCTAAGCATTTCAGGCCAGATGAACATTTTCATTATTTTACACAATGGTCATTTATAACATTCATGCTTAAAGAAGGCTTTAAATTATATGAGGCAAGAGATGATGAGATAAAGATTGGAAGGGAGGATATCTATACTTATGTATTTAGAAGGGTTTAAAGAAAGGGGTGGATATGAACGGCGGGAATGGTGAATTGATGCAAGAAAACAAAAAGAAAGCCATAGAGAAAATATCTCATTATGCTATGGATTTATATGAATGTATGCAACCGGGAGAAGCAGCTGACGTAATCTTTCAAGATCCGACTGAATTAATCGTTCCTGGACAGCCCCCCAGGCTTAAAAGATTAATGATTATTAGACCGCAGTTACATTTAACAATAACATTAAAAAAAAGATAGGAGGATAGATGCAACCAGAATCTATAGTAAAAAAAGAAAATAAAACCTTCAAGGTGATAGATGTTAAATCAAATCAAGAGATAGATGACGCTTTCGTATTGATGCCTGAAAAGGATTCAGCTGCAAGGGTAGCACTTGCAGCCTATGGAGAAGCTACAAATAAGCCAAAGATAGCAAGATGGATCAGAGGATGGTTACAAGATATCCACAGGAAAAGGATGGAAAGAAAAGAGAGGCTCACAAATGAAGACCACAATAGAGATTGAATGTACATTCTGTCATATTCTTAATAAAGAAGAGGTTGATGTCGAATCATTAATAAAGAATCATGCACGTTTTGAATGTTGGAATTGTAAAAAGATTAATAACATAGAAATTTCTTACGTGGCTGTGAAAGGTGAATGAACGGAGCATAAGCTTATGTGTAAATGGGGGACAGAGAAGACAGTAAAACTTTATAAAGCTAAAAAATTTAGCAGAAGAATATATATAGAAGTGGACAGATGTATTGCGGATATAGTACAAGCTTTAAATGATGCTAAGATACCGACGACATTTTCATGTTGTGGGCATTTAAAGGGTAATGGCAGCATTCTTTTAGAAGACGGAAGAGAATTAATTATAAAAAAATGGGTCCTTCCCGACGATAAAATCCGAGCGGGTCAGGCGAGCGCTGGTAATGAGTGATATTAATCTTGTTTTTTGTCATTTCGGTTTCGGTATATTGAGAGGGTGATAGGTGTGTATATCCGACGGAGGAAACTATGTCAAAGATAGGAATAAGACCGAAGATAAGGGTTGTCGGGCTTAAGGAAATCAAGCCATCCACCAGAAATCCTCGCGACATATCAAACGATGCTTTGACAGGGCTTCAAATGAGCCTTGAGCAGTTCGGATATGTAGATCTCATAATATTAAACGAAAGGAACATGCGCATCATAGCCGGCCATCAGCGCTATAAGATCCTTAAAGCTGACGGCGCAAAGAAAGTTCCTGTAGTTCTTCTTAATCTGGATGACATAGAAGAGCAAATTTTAAATATCACTCTCAATAACAACCAAATAATGGGGGAGTTCAACGAAGCCTTAATACCAATCCTGGATAAAATAAAAACAGAGTTTGGGGATCAATATATAAATTTACGACTTAATAAGCTTAGGAGAGAATGCAGGGATCTTGAGATTGAATATATTGGCGCCGGCAAGACGCTCCCAGATGATATCCCCAAGAAACCTAAAAAGGCCATAACTAAAAAAGGTGACTTGTGGATTCTCGGGGATCATAAACTTTTATGCGGAGATAGTACAAGGGAAGAAGATATTGAGAAACTTATGGGTAAGGAGAAAGCTCAATTGTTTGCTACGGATCCGCCTTATTTAGTGGATTATACTGGCGCTGATAGGCCTACCGGCGGCAAGGATTGGTCTGATGTATATCATGAAGTAGATATCAAGAATGCCAAGGATTTTATAAAAAATTTCTATACCGTAGGCCTTAAATATGTAGAGAAGAATACCGCGATATATTTATGGCATGCATTCAAAAGAATAGGATTGATAAAGGAAATATTTGATGAGTTAGGTATCTTAATACATCAACAGATAATATGGGTAAAGCCATGTGCGATTTTGACTTATTCGTATTATTCTTGGAGACATGAGCCGTGTTTATTATGTTGGCTGAAAGGGAATAAACCGGATTACAGGCCTTCTGATAAATCCGTGGGAACTATATGGCAGATTGATTTTTTAAAGACAGGAGATCCTTCTAAGCCAGAGTATTATACAGATGTTTGGGAGCTTGATTGGGAAGGAAAGAAAAGAAACCCTGGCATAGAGCATCCAACAGTAAAACCTACGGAAGTTTTTGCAATTCCCATGAGAGTTCATACTAACCAAGGGGATATATGCTACGAGCCATTTTGTGGCTCTGGATCCCAGATAATAGCAGCTGAGCGGCTTCATAGAAGATGTTTCGCTGTAGAGTTAGAGCCGATATTCTGCGATGTGGCAATTAAACGATGGGAAGATTTTACAGGAAGGAAGGCTAAATTATGCAAAAAATAATAGTTAATATAATTATAGAAGATGATGATATACGTCCAATCGCTTACGAGATCTATTGTATCCGTAGCCGGCATGGCTTTTCTGATAATGACCAGGGCGATTGGTTCCGAGCCATAAGATATTTACATGATGCGATTCATTTAAAATGTTCTATTTGGGATTATCTTAAATGGTGGGAAGACTACCTGGCTGAAGGAGACAAGATTATCAATGTCACTTAAAAAGGAGGTACTAAATGGTAAAAAAACAGCCACAATTAGAATTTTCAAATACTCCAGAGAGAACGGAACTCGGCAAGAAAGCAGTCGAATATTTAAATCTAAAAGACGATAAGAAAAAGCTTCAAGCCAAAATCGATAAGGCCAAAGAAGAATTGATTCAATTATTTATAAAAGAAAATAAAATATCGATAAGAATTGAGGGAACGCTTGTTTCTTATGCGCACACAGAAAAAAATAAGATCATAATAAAACAGGCTATATAAACTTTATGAGTAACACCGGCCATATAGTAACCTCGGATAAGTCAATCTTCTCACGCTATGGTAAGAAGCATAATCCGATAGAGATGGAAGGGATGGTAAAGATATGTCCGCACTGTGGTCGAGGAAAGATCTACAGACAGGGCCGTATGTGGACGCCGTGCCCGGTGTGCAGGAATAAATAATGAAATTCACATTTAAATTTAAAAGAGGCGATGCAGTTATATGTGTTAAACAAAGAGAACCACTGGCTAATATGCAGCCAGGCGATACTGGTATTGTTTCAGAGATAGACGTTCCTTATAAAAAATATGTTGTTCAAGTAGATGGAAAAATTAATCCGCATAATGGTAGGCCTTGTGAGTGTTATATGTCTGAATTCGAATTAATGACTTCGCATAGCCAACAGCAAAAATTTATGGATGATAGATTGAAACTTATAAAAAAGATAGGGAAAAAATCAAAGGCGCGTGAAACTCGCGGCGCGCCTTAACTAACAAAGGAGGATAGTATGCAGGGCAAGGTGAAGTGGTTTGACAATAAGAAAGGCTATGGCTTTATTACACCGGATGAGGGTCCGGATGTCTTTGTGCATCACACAGCCATACAGGGCGAAGGTTACAAGACCTTGGAAGAAGGCCAGGAAGTAGAATTTGACGTCATCCAGGGACCAAAGGGGGAGCAGGCGGCTAACGTAGTAAAGACATAAGGCAGGATCTATTAATAAAGAGGAGGCAGCATGTCAGACGAATTAAACGATATCGATAAACCTTGGCGCGTAGTAACGATACCCGATAATAATTTTCATTCAGGCCACATGGAAAAAGCCCATGCTGATGTTCAGGCGGACCAGGCGAATAAGGATGCGGAGAAATTAGAAATTAAAACCAGATATAAAGTTATAGAGAAACCAATCTAACAGGCCTTTAGGCCAGAAAGGATTGTTATGGCAAAGTTGGAATTAAGTAAGGTGCAGAAAGAGCAGTTGAAGAACATGGTCAATGACAACAAGACGAATTCCGAGGTGATCCAGTTTTTCAAAGAGAAATACCAGATAGATCTTCCGGATTGGAAACTGAATTATACGCGTTCACGTTTAGGCAAAAAGGCGCCCAGGGCAAAGCATTATAAGAAGGTGCATATAGAGGAAGGCGCAAAGAAACGGAAATATAGCCGAAAAGAACAGGAACCCATAGAAGTAGAATCTCTTGAACAAACTTCAGCAGATATTAAAAAAGGCTTGGATATTATAGTCGGAGGCAATAAAGCCTTATTTATGCACTTTAGACTTCTCGTGATAAAAGAGGCCGGTAAGGTAATTAAGGCATGTAAGGCTGCCGGGATAGACTATCCACCAGAAAATCAATAATGCGGCCGGGGATATAACATATCCCAACCCACATGATTTGACCATGTGAGCTTTATGCGGCCGCGCCAAACTATTATTATAATACCAGTATATAATAATAAACTCAATGGTTTAATCATGAGGGTACAATGCCTACGGAAACAGAAAAAGGAAATAATATTCTTAACGTGGCTAAGAAAAAGCGGCACATGTACCTTTTGGAAAAACTTCAAAAAGGCAAATCTCTTTCAGTTGCTGAGTTTAAAGAGCTTGAATCTTTTGAAGGCAATCCTATCCCCCCAGGTATCGTAAGAACTCAACGAGAAATAGCAGAAGCTTTTCATGTTTCCAAAAGGACAATAGAAAACTGGGTATCAGATGGTATGCCCAGGACTAAAGAGGGATATTATAATTTACTTGAAATAAATACCTGGAAAGAAAATAAAGGCAGGAAAGATATCGGGGTAAGTCAAAAAGAGCTATGGGATACAGATTTTAGAAAGACCAAGGCTAAACTTGCTGAGATAGAACTTAAAAAGAAAACGGGGGAGCTTATAAGCCTTGAGGATGTGGATAAAGGTCGTGTAGAAAGGGTCCTTGTTATAAAACAGGCGTTATTGGCATTGCCAAAGGCAATGGCGCCGGTCTTGGCCGCTATGGATGATCCGCGGGATATACAGGAATACGTAAACGGGAAAATGCGAGACATGATAGCGCAATTTTCAGGACAGAATATAAAAGATGAAAAACCTAAAGTTAAAAAATAAGCGTAAGAACATCTGGAGCGAGAAGGAAAAAGAAGCTTGGATGCTGCCGGAAGAGATCACGGTAAGCGAGTGGACTGATAAGAATAGATATTTAGATCCTAAATCCAGCGCGGAATCTGGGCAATGGAGGACCTCCAGGACGCCATATTTACAGGGCATTATGGATGCTTTTAATGACATAGAGGTTGAAGAGATCACAATTAAAGCCGCCACCCAATTAGGCAAGACAGAATCTATGTATAACATGATAGGCTATGCCATTGATCAGGATCCTGGGCCGGCTTTATTAGTTATGCCTCGCGAAAGCGATGCAAAAAGCGTTTCATATAATAGGATCAAGCCCATGCTCGAGTTATCCGAAACCTTACAAAGTCACATGCCTATATTAAAAGATGACATTACGAAGCTTGAATATCATCTCGATCACATGATTTTATATTTTGTAGGATCTAATAGTCCTGCAGGATTAGCGCAGAGGCCTATCAGATATCTATTTTTAGATGAAATAGATAAATTCCCAAAATTTTCAGGGAAAGAAGCGGATCCTATAAAACTTGCTACGGAAAGAACAAGGACCTTCTGGAATAGGAAAATAATAAAGGTATCTACTCCTACGACGCGCCAAGGTTATATTTATCGAGAATATGAGCGTTCTGATAGAAGGAGATATTATATACCATGTCCGCATTGCGGAGAATATCAGGTGCTTGTATTCAGCCAGGTTAAATGGCCTGAAGGAGAACATGATGCAGAAAAAATAAGGACAGACAGGTTGGCATGGTATGAATGTATTAAGTGTAAAGAAAAGATATTTGATAAAGATAAATCTAAAATGCTTGAGAACGGCGTTTGGGTTCCTGAAGGCGCGGAAATAACACCTGACGGGAAGGTACATAATGGGAAAACACAATGCCGGCATAGAGGATTTTGGTTATCAGCTTTATATTCTCCATGGCTTACTTTTAGCGAGATAGCGAGTGAATTCTTAAGGTCCAAGAATTACATAGCGCTTTTAATGAATTTTGTGAATTCTTGGCTCGCGGAAATATGGGAGGAAAAAGCAGAAGAAACAAAGCCTGAGAAACTGATAGCCTTGGCAGGAGATTATATAGAGGGAACTATTCCCCAAGGAGTATTGGTTTTAACGGGATTCGTAGATGTGCAGAAAGACCATTTTTACGCGCTTATTAGAGGATGGGGATATAATGAGGAATCCTGGCTTATTCGCGCCTGCAGATTAGAATCATGGGAAGATGTCATATCGATGTTTTTTAAGACAAATTATGCGTATAAAAATAATATAGAAAAAACTCTAAGTGTACGAATGACCTGCATAGATTCTGGATATAGGACAAATGAGGTTTATGAAGTTTGCAGGAAGTATCACGAGATAGCCCGGGCCACAAAAGGGCATGATCATTTATATGGGATGCCTTATAAGATATCACATCTTGATAGGGATTCTCAGGGGAATGTCATTAAGGGAGGGTTGACGTTATTTCATCTGGATACTTCTTATTATAAAGATAAGATTAATCGCATGGTGCATGCCCAACCAGGGGACCCCGGGCAGTGGCATTTATTTGAGAATATCTCCAATGATTATTTAAATCAATTCTGTGCCGAGCATAAAATTTTAATGAGGGATAAAAAGACTGGCCGGACATGGGAAGAATGGAAATTAATATCTACAAGCTCAGCAAATCATTATCTTGATTGTGAAGTAGGGGCCATCGCGGCTGCTGATATGATCAGGGTATCGGCTTTAAGGCCTGAAGGAGAATCTATGACTTACCGGCCGCACAGAAGACATGATAATGAAGATAGAAGAGCTGGCAAGGGATGGATCAATAGAAATAATAGCGGCAAGTGGATTAGGTAATTATGTCCAGATGGGTAAGTCAAAAAAAAGGATGGCTTAAAAAAGATTATTTTATAAAAAAACATGAAAACATAGATTTTGTTAATCAGCAACCAGAAAAGGAAAAAGTTGACAACTATGCAGTAATGTTTTATCCTATAAAATGTCCACGGTGTAATAGCAAAAATGTCAAACGCTATAAATCAAATTTACCAATCAGATATCATAAATGCAAAGACTGTGGATTAAATTTTAAAAGCGTAGAACACAAATAGAATGATTTGGTTAATCATCTTCTTTATAATTTTAACTATTTCTTGGCTTACCAAAAAAAGCGGCCATTGTGATATTTGCAATCGCCGGCTTATTATTTTATCGGCTTTATTTGCTAAAACAAAGATAATTGACAATAAAGTCTTTTGCGAATCATGCAGTAAAAAGAACAGGCTTGTTAATTTCCCTATTCCCAAAAAACCAATCATTATCGATCATCCTGAAGAATATGGATTTTCAGTTATAAATATTGATTTTTATGAAGCCTGCAAGAAAAATAAATATAAACGGTTTTTAATCAAATATAAAGATTTTAATAATATATATACTGAACGGAAAGTTGATATTTATTTTTTTGATTTAGAATACTGTTACTGCTGGTGTCATCTCAGGAACGAACCGAGAACTTTTAAATTGAGCCATATAGATAAATGGGAGATATTAAACGAAACTTTTAAATGGGATAATAATATTGCTATATGTTTACAAATAAAACGAAAAGAAATTTAAATTCCATTTTTTGCTTTACCCATTTTGGGTATTGACATTCTTGACAGATTTGAATTGAGGATGTATATTTTAAGTAACTTATTATTGTAATAAGAATCGGTTAACTTATTAGATTTTTTAATGGCAGTAGCGTAATGGTAATTTTATGCTGCTGCTTTTTTATTTTATAGGAGCTCCCTTCAATGAAAAAATATCTATTCGTAATCTTGGTTATGGTGATGTGCGGGAATGGGTGGGCGGAAACCGAGGCAGAACTAACGTCATCTTATCTAAAAATACATAACTATCTTACAAAGCAGTATAGAGAAGGCAATATAGCGAAGGCAAAATTTACTAAATTCCACGATACTATTTGGGCAAAACTTGATTATGAATTGATTAATCAGAAATACATAGAAGACGAGCATCTACCGAAAAGTGAAATAGATAATACTAAAGTCAGCAGAAAAACCTATTTAAAGGAAAATTTCATAGATAAGTTAACCGCTTCCGATAAGACGGAGTTGAGCGTTATATGCTTACAAGAAATATCAAAAAATTTATTCTGATATTGGGGTTTATTTGTCTATTGCCTGCAGTTAGTTATTCGGCGAATGAATGGACGTGGTTGACTGATTGGCAGGATATCAGTAATGATACCACTGGCTCGTGGACTGATATTGATTTAGGAACAGGGGACATAGTGCCTTCTGGGACAAACGCGGTTATCGTAGTATTCACCGGAGCAGCTGGCGCTCGATGCAATGGCTCAACTTCAAGCTTTCAAACATCAGGGAATTTATCTAAGTATTTTTTTGTAATCAAAATAGATAGTAATAGGATATTTGAACAATATATCAGTTCCACGTCTACCGATTGTTATTTAGTCGCCTATACAGATTTGAATAATTTTGACACCAATTGGACGGCGGGCATCAATCCAAGCTCTGACGTTTGGACTGATGTAGATTTATCTGGAACATACCCAGGAGCATCTGGAGTATTTATTGCCTTAGAACATAGTTCGGGTTATAACTCCGGCGCCAGAAAAAATGGCTCTACGGATTCACTTATGGACAGTAGAGAAAAGACCGTATTTGTGGGAGTAGATAGTTCTCAAATATTAGAAGTCTATGAAAATCCTAATTGGGCCAGCGCTTGGTATTATGACGGATGCTTTAAAGATGAAGCTATATTTAATACAAACGTTTCCAGTATTACTCTTTCTTCAACAGGAACGTGGGAGACAAAGGATTTAAGCGCCTATGTTGATGCAAACGCAACCGGCGCTTTTTTTTATATAAAAAGTACTGATGGGGGGACGGCCCGCCAAGCAGGAATCTTCGCCAATGATTCATCAAATACTTATACTTGTACTATTCCAGCTAATGGAAAAGGTATGTATTGCTCCAAATTAGATAGCAATAAACAGGTTAAGATATATAGGGAAACATCATCTATCACAGTATATTATGCAGGCTGCACTAAAT